CAAAAGAAGGACACTCCTTAGTGTCACTAAATTTATAATGTCCACAAATTTCTGCTTTTGGATATTGTTTATGAAAATGGATTACTAATGCTTTTAATGCTGTCCACTGAGGAGCTTCAAAATTATCTACCCATTCTTTAATATCATCTTCATTTACTCCCCCGACCATAGCTATCGAGATACTATCGTGATTCCTTCCACGACAATGCGCGCCAACTTCAGTATCTTCTCTACCTTGTTCTATAGTGCCATCTCGTCTAATTATTCGGTGATAACCACAAGAAATAAATCCACGTGAACGATGCCACCTATCTATCTCATCAAATCCAATATTCATTGATGGTTTAGTAGCTGAACAATGTATTATTATATAGTTAGTTTGTTTTCTCATTTTGATTTTTTAATATTTCTTTTATCCATTCTTCAGGTAAAAATTTTCCGGTTGATGCAATACAGTGAAATCTAAATCCTTTTAGTTCACACCATTTTGCGTAAGTTGTTTTTGATTTTTTTCCAATACGATTTTTGGAATTTGAAAATACGAAGCGAATATCTATTTTTGGATATTGCTGTTTGATTAACAAGTGCTTTTTTCTATCTGCTGTAACGAAGTGACCTTTAGTTTCAAATAATACTGATAAACATTTAAAGTCAGGCGTATAGCGAGACGCTTTAGAAGGCTTAAGGTAAGAGATAGTAAAAGTCTCATATCCAAAATTTATTTTTTTTGAAAAAAGAAAATTACTAAACTCTTCCTCAAGTTTACTCTTAAATTTAGAAGTCGGCTGAAGAGTTACTTTCTTCCGATATTTCTTCTTCATTTTCAGAGCTTTCGTTCTTGTTAGAACTATCTCCATCTACTTTTGAAAATCCCTGACTGGAATTATTCATAGATGAACCTTCAACCAAATCTTTGACTTGTACTGATTTGAGTCTAAGCGAACATCCCACTCCGATAGCTGGTACATACCAACCTTTAGGAAAGTAGTTAACTCTTAGCGTGCTTCCTCCCCATACAGTAATTTCAGGATTAAGCATTTTTAACTCATTGTCGAAGATTGCTGGTCTTTGAGTGAAGGCATCACCAGTGCGAGAGTTCTGGCCTTTTGCCTTCATCTTAAATTTGAAGATGTATTTACCATCTTCTTTTTTGTAAGGTAACGTAGCTTTTTTTAATGTCTTTTTGTTACCCTTTTTCTTCTCATCTGAAACAGCATTATCTATAGCTTCATTAATTAACTTAATAATCTCTTGAGCTTTACCATCATCAGATATTTCTAAATCAACATGATAAAGACCATCTGAATCAAATTTCACATCACAGCGAGTGAGGTGAGGATAAATCGCTTTTCCAAAAGGAGAAGTATACGTTTTTGGCTTTTCCATTGTACCTCCTAGTAATTGGAATTGTTAACGTCATATAGTGTCCTTTTGATAACTACTGTATCGTAGCTTTATGAACAAAAGTAATCGCTTTTAAGAACTTGAGTAATATCTAGGTTTCTCATCTTAGGTAATTCAGGAATTAAATGTCTTTTGTCTTTAGCAACTTGCAATGTAATCTCTTTAAGAAAATCTTCTAAAACATTACCTTTAGTAAAAATATCTACAAAAGATTCTCTTAGGCAATCATTCATAAGTTGAACATCAGGAGCTAAAACACCAAAAGAGTCATGCACTGTAGCAAAACTTTTTATTCCTTTTTTAGAAGCTATCGTTATTGCTCTCTGTAAAACTGAGCCATCCAATGAGTGAATCCAACATGGAGAAATTGCGTTGGCACATTTTCGCTTATCTATTTTATCTGTTTCATGTTGAATAGTAATTTTCCTAGCCAACATAGATTCTCCCATCCTTGTGTTAACTCTCTGTTTTTTCATTTCCTTATAATTCATTTGAACTATAAATCCTGTAGGAGTTGTGAATGTCACCGGAAGCCCATTGTCAGAAATTAATCTTGATACTTTTTGTAGCCATATCATACATTCCTTAGCAGAAATGATAACATCGCCAATGGCCTTCCATACCAATTTAGATAAATAATAAGTTCCTGAAAAAATAGTTGGAATACCCGTCTTTTCAAATTCTTCTTTATTTTTTGAAAATGGAATAGGTTTACCCTCTCCAACCATATCTTTTAAATGGTCAACAATATAAGTCCTACAACTATACTGGGTCAAACCATAGACAACACACATTGTAACTTTCTTAGTTGTTGCTCTATCTATTCCATAATCCATCCATATTTTTTTAATTTGGCTGTCAGGATTTTTATTTAGATATTCTAAAGTTTTATCAGCTACTTCTTGGTAAACATCTTGGGGTGTTTCTTCAGCAGTTAGATTAGTAGCTTTACCACCAACGTCATCTCTTAATAGTGCTGAAAATATTTGTAAGCCTGAATTAGTACAATCACTAAAACAAGATAAATGAGTAACAAAATCTGCATCTCTACCACCACTAACAAATTCTTCCCATTCAAAACAAAAAGCTAGAAATTGATAAGGCTCACTACAACGAGACCAAAACTTATAATGGTTATGTGGGTCTTTAGCTGAAGCTAGTATTGCTTCTTCATTTTGTTGAACCCATTTAACTCTATCAGCCAAAGTTATTTTATCTTTTCCATACATATTTGCACCATGTATAGCTAACTTTGCTAGAGCTTCATCAGTTCCTAGAGGTTTACCATTAGTAAATAATAATAAACTTCTTGCTATATCATTTTGTTGGTAATGCAAAAAAAGTGGCTTGCAGTAGATTCTTCCACGAAAATCATATTGCATTGGATAATAATGTTCAGGATAAGCCTCGTATTCTTTTGCAATTTCCAATAGCTTATCAATCAACAATATTTGAGAATCCGTAGTTGCATTAGCTTCATGAATAGGTCTAGCAAGCTTACTATATTTTCGCCTAGCTACTTTATTTGTAGCTATATCAAAAGGCTTAGGAGGAAGTGGTAGTTTATCCCTATTTGGCATTTTTCCTACAACACCACCATTATTAAATATCCTATCGGCTACCTGTAATATCTTAACATTAATTTTATATGCTGTGTCTTGGATGGCATTTACACATTCATATACTTCAGGCATTTCATGTGCCTTATTAGTTATATCTTCAAGAAAAGCTCTGTTTCTACTTTTAACCAAATTGTAGTGCATTATTTTATCTCCTTAATTTTATATGAATGAGTGAGATAGCCTCCATCATAAGGATTAGTCCATTTCCGGACTTTAGTTATCATTGGTTTTCTCATCGGTTTAAGTATTTCAGAATGAAACTTTTTAAGCTTAATCCATTCCATAGTTTTTTCAGTAGCTTCAACGTAAATTGGTGTATTAAGTCTACCTTCAACTCTTCTTTGTAACCTCACAAATCCAGTAGCTTTAATGACTAAATCAATAAGAGTTAGGCCAAGTTGAACCTTATCTATTTTAGGCCATTCCCCATATTCAAGCTCATGCTTACCCATAGCATATACATAGATTTTTCTCTTATGCCTGTAGTTATTTTTCTTTTTTAACCACTGCCTTGTTTTACTGTAAGTCTTAGAGTCATTCTCTTGAAAATATTTAAGTCTTGCCTCATCCTCTAATGAATTAGCAATTTTAATAGAGGCTTTAGTTTGAGTGCTCCCCTGTGTAATACTATCAAGTAGTACCTTTAATGCTATTAGACTAACTGCTGACCACTTTTGATAATCTTCACTCTCAAGTTTATTAATATGAATACACTGAGATAATAATGTTGATGCTTTAGCATACTTCTTAGAATGTCCATTAGTACACTCATTATAGTAATTGTGCACTTGAACACTTACTGGATTTATAGCTTCCTGTAATAACTGCTGGCCATAAATTGTTGTGCTTTCTGTAGGCTCTCTATCTTTTATAACTATTTGCCCGTCTTTACCTTTTACCTCTTTTTTCAAAGCTTTCGCTTTATTGATGTTTTTATAAAAGTTTTCTTTTCCTTTTATCAACATCTTTTGTTCAAGCTCTTTTTGAGCTTCAACTCTTTCGTAACCCTTAGGTACTTCCTTAACTTTACTTCCTATCTCGAACTTTTGCATTTTGACACCTCATTATTAATTGTTCTACTTTTGTTTAGAGACTTTGTGCGCTTGTGCGTTAGTCTCTTTCACATATCGTAGCTAAACCGATTTGTACCTTGAATCGTAAATAGTGCTTGGTACATAAGCGATTTAACTACGATTTAGTAGTAGTCTATGAAGCGTACTTATTGGGGAGAGTTTTTAAGTCTCTTTCTTTCAAATAAGTATTGTAACTCCTAGTATTACTACAGCCATGTTTCATTTTGAGCATCCTAAGCACATTGAACGCACAAAATTTTTTTGTGCACAATCCATGCACAAAGAATTTATATTAGTAGTTAACATCCTTAACATCTACTAATTTTTTTTTCATAATTATCCATATTCCTAGCCAAATCAATTTTTCTTTTTGGAAAGAAATGAACATATCTTCTAGTTACTGGACTCTTCGCTGAGTGCCCTAGCCAATCTGCTATATCACCTAGAGTAGCTCCAGTTTGAGCCAAACGTGAAGCGCAAGTATGCCGGCATGCATAGAATGTCCACTGTGGGTCATCCAATTTACCCAACCTATCCCTAACATCTTGCCATTTGTAATAGAGCCTTCTGTAACTTGACATAAAAAATCTCTTTTGATTACTTCTTCTTATCAAGATTTTTTGGCTACGTTCCCTAATACCAACTAAGCTCTCATTGTTAGTTTTATTCCTGTAGAAATTAACAGTAACTCCACCATCAGGATATTTTTGTAAATCCTTCAAAGTGGCTGTCCTCAATTCCTCAGGCCTTGCTCCGGTATCAATTAAAAGCATCACAAAGTCTTTTAAATCGTGATACCCTAACCTGTCACATTGAGCATATATTGAGTTTTCCTCTTCAACTGTAAAAGCTTTAACTCTTGTAAGCTTCTCAGAAGTTCGAGGAATTTTTAAAAGATACTCAGATGTAATGTGGCAATCATCATGAGCTTGCCTGAATATTTTATTCATACAACAAGCCTTGCGATTGTTAGTAGCTGTTTCACCAAATTGAGAAATAAAATGATACCAAGTACCTTCCATTGTTCTAGTACCCTTCTTTATTTCTCTTAATATTTTTTTAGCTCCAAAATATTTGTAAAACGCATTGGCGTAATACTGCATTTTTTTCCCATACGCAGTAGGCTCACCACTACTATCAAGCCACTTATTTTCAGGATTATTCATGGTGTTCTCAAAAGCTTCTTTCAAAGTTATTTGAGACCTAGCCTTCACCCGATTTAAAGGCTTACCATCTAGTAATTGCTGAAGAATATCCTTTTGATATTGTTCAGCTTTTTCTCGTTGCTCTAACGGAAAAGTTTTAGTGTGTCTCGGCATGCCCTTACGAGCAATATCCACTCTTAACTTCCCGTTCTCTTCTCGTATCGCCATATTGTATACCTCCTATTGTTAGCGATTCATCGTTCTTATGTTGCTTAAACCACTTTTACCCATGTACTTTTTTAGTTCATGGCCTTTAGTCGTTAAAACAACATCTTTGTATCTTGCATCTTTCGCAGATTCTTGAAGTTTGATTAAACCAATTTTCTTCAAGAGTTTATTGTTCCTGCTTAACGATGCAGTATTTAGTTTAATGCCATACACCTCATGTAATTTTGAGTTTGCATTTTCCACAGTCAACTTGTCTTGTGGTAAATGACAAATTGCATCAAACAACATCATGGATAGAAGACTTATTCCTCCATGTACGTTTAGCCCTATAGAAGCTCCTATTTTCCAAAACCTAGAAGCAATATCAGTAAAGCCCATTTAGCCTCCTTGCATTTAGTTCATTTAAACTACTTAATACACAATAGCTACGGTATGTCAAGTAGTTGCAACTACAAGGTTATTTTTTCGAGCCTATAGAGATAATATTATTATCTGTACCAGACTTTTTATAATGAACTGTCTCTGAGTCTAATTCTACTTTAGCTCGATTAAGTTCAATAAATCTATCAAAAGAAATAATTAATCTGTAATAGCCAATTTTGAATGTAAAACTTTTTTCGTATTTGTCTTTATAAAATTTAAAGTCAATAAACTTTGGAAAAGTTTTTTTATAATCCTTAGAGTCAAGCACTAAATCTCTAGTGTCTTCAATTACTATGTCTCTATTATACTTCATCTATACCTCCTTTCTCCATTTTAGCCCTGCTCCCTTTTCCATACTTTCCTCTTATTTTTTCAAATGAGTTCATTTTACATAACAAGGTTAAATGCGAATCAATTTGTTTCATTTTTTGCTTTGAACATATTTTTGATAACTTTGCAAGTGGCCACTTAAGTTTTAATCTATGTCAAAAAATGTTCTACTTTTTACAACTTCGATAAGAAATTTATTAGTTATTATTTCTAATTTCATTCTTATCCGTGTTAGCTCTGCGCATCTTTTCATAAGGTGATAAACTTTTAACCTGACCATATGTTTGTGTTAAGAGCTTTTTCTTATACGCTTGATAAGCAGACGAACCCTTAGTTGGTCTTATCCAAGCTGGGTCAGAAATTATATCTTGAAGTAGATTTGAAGCTAACTCAACTGTTTTGCTAATGCTTAAATCTACATCAACTATCATTTTCGACTGCTTCTCAAGTTGTTCATGAGCCGATTTCGATAGGCTTACATTTTTGTACTTACTTGTATCTGTCATGTTTTTTACTCCTTATAGTTATTATGACTAAGTTCGCAACTGAACATTGTCAGTACGTTATACGAACTGGTTAATTTAGTTTGAAGTGAGACAGAAACAGAAAGAAAGTAAGATTTTATTCTGCTTGCGTTAGCAACTAAAACTGTTATGATTATTTTTGATATATTTCAGTAACAATTCTAGCTCACTTCAAACACTTTGAAAAAAATATTTTTGTTTCAAAGATAATTCTATTATAGAGCTCCTAGAGAATCTGTAAACTTATGCGTTCCACAGCCGAGTCGTGATGCTGTTTTAATTCCACAGTTGAACTGTGGTTTATCGTAAGATGTTCTTGTCTCATTATAGCAACCTTGTAGTTTAATATTTTCTGCTTTAGCTGAATTGCCTTCAATATTGAAAAATAAGAAAAAGAAAATAAAAAAAAAAGTAAATTTCATCAAATATGCTTTGACATACCATAAGACATTATAATTGCACCTAAAGTAAATATTGTTCCTGAAGCAAAATGATGTTCCGTTACGAGGTACATAATTGGTGTACCAATTAAAAAAAGAAGCATTCCA